TCTCTCCGGCCTGCGTTATGCCGGCGAGTCCAGCGCCACCGTAACCGCCTAACAATTGCTTTCGTCGGGTGAGTGGCAGGGGCTGCTCACCCTCTTTTTTGAGGGTTGCCATGTATCTACGTGAAAAAGACGGCCTGTATGCGGGCCAGGTCCGCGATTTTCCGCCTGAAGTGGCAGCGGCGCTGCTCGCCTCGGGCCGCGCCGAAAATCCCTTTGCTGAAACGAGTCCTGCGCCTGTTCTACCGATTCCGTCCGCGCAAACCCACAAGAAAGGCGGTCGCAAGTGAGTGAGTCGCTTGTTTGCATCGTTCCGCCTGCGGCTGAGCCGGTTTCGCTCGACGATTTCCGATCCTTTCTTGAGATCCCCGCGGATGATACCTCGCACGACGCCAAACTCTCTTCGCTTTTGGTGGCCGCGCGCGAAGATTGCGAGCGCTACACGCGCACCAAGCTCGTTACGCAGACCTGGCTGCTGCGCACCGATAGCTTTCCGTCGATCAGTGTCGTCTACGATCGCAACGGCTATCCCAAGCTGCAGCTTCCCTTCCCTCCGTTTCAGTCGATCGACTTCTTCAAATACGTCGATACGGCCGGCGCGGTGCAGACAATTCAGCGTGATACCACGTACGGCAATAACCCCGCCGCGCCTTTCTATGGGTACCAGCTGGAACCGGGCGGCGGCCTGATTCCAGCGCGTCTACTTCCAAATTGGGCGCGTCCGTGGGCCCCGCAACGGCTTGTTCCGGCCAACACTATGGTGCAGTTTCGCTGCGGATATGGCGGCCCGCTCACCGTGTCCGTCGCGGAAGGATCCGCGGCGCTTACTGTTGCCGGCGGATTCACTTTCAATCCGGACGATGCGCCCAACCTCACCGGCGACACGGGGGCGAAGATCACCGTCACGGGCGCAGGCGCTGAAGGTGCGGACCTGGTCACAACCATCGCCACCGTCGACGCCGAAGGGAACGCCACACTGGCCAGCCCAGCCGCTGCCGCCGTTGCGGACGTTCCCGCATGGCTCGGCGCGCCAGTTCCCGAGGCGCTTCGCCTTTCCATCATGTTCCAGGCGCAGTTTTTCTATGAGCAGGGGTCTGCTGTCGACCAAGCCGTTCCCCGCGTGGTTGAAGCGCTTCGCAAATCTTTCAGAAATATGGTGAGCTGATATGCCTTCGTATCCTTCTCTCAATAACCCTCTCGCCATCAATCCCGGCGAGCTGCGCCACTCGATCACGATTCAAAAACAGAACTCGACCGTCGATGGTTTTGGGGAGCCAGTTTCGACATGGGAGACGGTAACCTCTCTCCATGCCAAAATCGAAAATACCGGCAGCGCAGCCTACAAACAGAGTTTCTCTGGCAATGCGCTTGCATCGCAGTCCACCGATCTCATCACTACCCGTTGGGCCGGCCCGACGATCAATATCGAGCCCGGCATGCGTATTGTGTTTGGCGATAACACCTACACTATCCAGGCCGTCGACAACGTTCTGCGCCGCAATCGTGTTATCCGCATGGCCTGCCTGGTTATCGATGGCGACAGCAACTGATGGCCGATGAAATCGAACTGCGGATCGATACGCGCGAAATGGAGCGTGCTCTGAAGGATCTACCGAATAAGCTTCTCAAGGCCATCATGAGCGGTTCGCTGCAGGCCGCTGGGGATGTGATGCTCGAGGCCGTGGTAGCGCATACGCCAGAGCGCACCGACGAGGAAACGCCGGAGCAAACCTCTTTACCTCCTGGCATCCTCAAGGCCGACATGCACACCGAGGTCCAATTCTCGCGGAAATACGGCACCGCCCGCGTCAAGGTCGGTCCCAGCCGCGCCATCGGCGGCCTGGTCGCGTACCGCGTCAACAATGGCTGGACACTCACCGGACACGGCAAATCGGCGCGCAAAATCCGGTCGATTCCCGGAAAGCACTTTCTTGAGGCGGCTTTCGATGAGTCGGCGCAGGCTGCCATCGATGTTTTTATTGACGATTTGGGCAACTCACTCGGCTTTGGCGAAGGGGCCATGCCTGAGGGCGAACATAGCCAGGAGGCGGACTGATGTTGATCGATGGCATTCGCGCACTGCTGCTCACCCAATCCGCAATCACTTCGGTTATCGGAAATCGGATTCAGCCGATTCCGGCACCGGTCGATCTTTCGCAGTATCCGCTGATCACCTACCAAAGCCCCAGCGATATAAGCCAGAACGCCGGCGATGGGCCGGTGGGCGTTGCGGAGATGCGCATCGTCTTCGATTGTTTGGCGCAGGATTACGCCACGGCGCGCACCTTGGCGCAATCGCTCAAAGCAATTCTCAACAGCTACTCCGGCGTGTTGCCGGATTCGGGAAGCACTCGGGTCTATCTTGCGGAATCCGCCAACCTCGCCGATCGCTGGGAGGACGGCAGCAAAATCCACTGCACATCCTTCCACGCGCTGATCACGTACGGCGACTAATTTTCAACCCGAATCGGTTTTCGGCTGGCCAGCCGGCAATCGATCCTTGACGACTGTTTTCAGGAGGAAAACACGATGACGGCAAGCAAAGGCTTCACAGGCAAGGGAACAATCTTTTCCATCGGCGTCGCGGGATCGCCTGAAACGTTCACCGCGGTCGCCCAGGTCAAGACGCCGCAGCTCAGCGGCCAAAAGGCCTCGTATGACGACATCACCAACCTCGATTCGCCGCAGTCCGGCGCAGCCATCGTTGAAGAGGCGCTGCCTGCCAAGATGTCACCGGGCGAGATTGCCCTGGCTGGCATCTTCCTGCCCGGCGATGCCGGTCAGACGGCGCTGGGCTCGGCCTTTGCCTCCCAGGCCCTCACCGACTTCAAGCTGCAGCTCCCCAAGGCTCCCGGACAAACCACCTCCGGCAATCTCTACGCCTTCTCGGGCTATGTCCAGGACTATCCGGCGCCGGAAGTCTCCTTCGACAAGACGGTTACTTTCAAGTGCACCATCAAGCTCAACACGCTCCTCACCGTCACCCCGGGCTCTTAAGGCTTCCGGAGCGCGCCGTCCGGAATGAAAGCAGGTCGCGGAATACCGCCAGAGCAGCCGCAGGGCCTTCCGGGTCTAAGATACTGAGGTCTGGAAGGCCCGATCTTTAAACCCTCACCCTTGAAAGGACTCTATGTCTCGCACATCTTCTATTCAGTCGCCCGTCAAATTGACCATCGGCGACAAAGAACATACCCTGCTCTTTGATTTTCAAGCGATCAAGGAGGCGGAAGACATTTCGGGCGTTTCTATCCTCGCTGGTCTCAGTCGCAGGGACGTCAATGCGCCGCGTATCTCGTTGATCCAGGCGATGCTCTATGCCGGACTCATGTATCAGGATCCCAAACTCACATTCGAAAAGGCATCGCAGCTCGTCACGCTCCACAACTGGCAGGAAATCTGGAACAAGATCCTCCTTGCCTGGGTGGCCTGCATGGAGCCGGCGAAGCCTGAGGACGGAAAGGCAAACCCTCCGATAGCCTAAAGCTTTCTGCCCAGGAGCTTTGGGACTATCTTTGGAGCTTTGCTTGCTTCGATTTGGGGATTGCCGACGCCGAGTTCTGGCGCATCACGCCGCGCCAGCTTGGGCTGTTAGCCAAGCGTTTTGAGGGCCGTCAGAAGCGCGAGGATTTGCTCGTCGGGCTTCTGGCTTCGGTCACCGCAAACTATTCGTTTTGCGCACCGAAAGAGCCTCTTTGCCCGGCCGATTTCATGCCGAAACAGAAATCGGAGATGGACGAAGAAGGCTTCGAGCCTGAAACAGATGAGGATCTGGCGCTCGTTACAAGTGCACTATTGTCAACCATTTCAGTCGTGGCAGGTCATTGAAGCACTTTAGGGCGGTGGCGTATACTGCCGCCCATGGAAACCGGTCCAGATTTTGTTGTTATTGACGTCGAAACTGCCAATGCTGATCTAGCGAGCATCTGTCAGGTTGGCCTCGCATCTTTCCGCGGCGGCGAACTGGTAGACGTATGGTCATCACTGATCAACCCTGAGGATGAGTTCAGTCCTGTCAATGTCGCCATCCATGGGATCGGCGAAGAAAGTGTAAAAGGCGCTCCATCTTGGTCAGATGTGCTTCCGGATATTATTTCTAGGCTGGAAGGGCAAATTGCTGTTTGCCATACGCCATTTGACCGCATAGCGGTAATGCGCGCCTGTGCGCGTTACGATCAGGCTATATGGCAATGTAGATGGCTCGATTCGGCGCGAGTAGTAAGAAGGGCATGGCCAGCCTTCTCAAGATCAGGTTATGGGCTGCTCAGCATGGCCGCGCATTTTGCCATAGAATTTCGGGCACATGATGCGCTTGAGGATGCACGGTGTGCTGGATTGCTTCTGCTCAGGGCAATGGCCGAAACTGGCCTCAATCCCGAAGAGTGGCTCGTTCGCATAGAACAGCCAATTGATTTAACCGTTCCACGGAACCTCAAAATCAGACGGTTTGGTAATCCAGATGGTGAGCTTTTCGGAGAGGTTCTTGTATTTACCGGGTCTCTATCGACACCTCGTAGTGAGGCGGCAGATGCCGCGGCCGCGGCTGGATGCCGCGTGGATACCGGAGTCTCAAAACATACAACGATGCTCGTAGTTGGAGACCTTGATTTGCGAAGATTGAACGAAAGCGAAAAGAGCTTGAAGCAGATGAAAGCCGAGCTCTTGATAAGCAAAGGACAACCAATTCGCATTCTTGGCGAGAAAGATTTTCTGCGGGTTATATCGCTTTCGACTGAATAGGATCGCGATTAGTGCTATACTCCTTCCCGTGGAGGGTGTATGGAAGCGATTTTGCCCCAAACTTCAGAGAGCACAGCGGAAGTTCAATCGGCTGCGAAAGATACCCCGGTTCTAGGATTCTGGAAGATTGCTTTTGCGGTCATGGTTGGAAACATCTTGACGGCGATTATCCTTGGAGTCGTCTACGCTATGGCGCACAGCTAGCCGCGCTATCAATTCGCAAATCATAGAAGCCGCCTACGGGCGGCTTTTCTATTGCCCGCAGGAAATTGAAAGGAAGCTTGCAAATGGCCGTCAGCGCAAAAGTTGCATCTGCATATATCGACCTTGTAGCTCGCACGGAAGCTTTTCAAAAGGCCATGGACGACGCTGTGGGCGTCACGCGCAAATGCAACGCGCAGATGCGAGCGGAGATGCAGGAATCCAAAGCGTCCATCGTTATGCTCGGCGAAGCAATCGGGATCCACATTCCATGGCATCTTCAGACCGTTATCAACAAGCTTCCAGGTGTTTCCGCAGCCATGAACGCCGCGTTCGCTGCCGGCCCGATCTTGCTTGCAATCAAGATCGTGTTCGAAGCTGGCGAGAAAGTTATGGAGTTCGCCAAGAAGAACGAGGAGGCGGCCCGCAAGAACATTGAGGCCTGGCATGGTGTTGAACAGCCGTTGCTGGCCACGAACGATCAGATCCGCATCGCGAATGACAAGCTCGAAAACGCCATCGCGAAGATGGAGCACAAGCCCGAAAACGGCATCAAGCTGGCTATCGATGAAGCGATTGCCTCAGCCGATACGCTTGGATCAAAGCTTTATGCCGACAACCTGAAAATCAGCCAGTTGCTTGAATCGCAGCAGCAGAACATGTGGAATCCGCTCAATTGGGGAAACGCGAGCGAGAAGGATATCACCGGGCGTTCTAGGTCCTATGGAGAAGATCAGGACAAGATTGATTTGGAAGGCCGGGCCGCGCTGGCAGTCCTGCGTAAACAGAACGCTACTGAAGCTCAAATAGCTGCGACTGTCCGGGATATTGAAGAGAAGAAGAGAAAGCGTGCCGAGGAAGAGCAGAAGTGGGCCGCTGATGAACTCGATAAGGCTAATAAGGTTCAGGCAAGTGCCGGCGGCTCGAACCTGATAGGGCGATTGGATCAAACCAAGCGCATTCCCGCTCTTATGCATTATGCCAATGCGGTCGGATCGCAGGCGGATTTTATCGGTAACACTGAGGATCATGAGGATCTATCGGCCCGGTCTGCAAAGCTCAACGCGGCCAAGGAAGCGGCTAGTGAGGCTAAAAGCGCCGCTGCCAAACAGATGGAAGAATGGCGTCAGCATCTCACAGCCATGCAGGATATTCATGTCATGTCGCTCGACCAGGATGCGGATTACTGGAAAAAGTTGGCCGACAACCCAAGGAATAGCGCTCCTGCACGCGCCTCAGCTTTGGCTGAAGCTAACAAGATGCAGGCTGAAGCGGTAAAGCAAGCCCAAAAGCT